TTATGGTTGTTCGGTGCCCGTTCCGGCTTTCCGGTGCGCCGCGCGCAGCGTCGCGACCGCGCGGGATTTGCCGACGGCGCCCCGCGAGTAGCGCAGGGTCGTGGCGAGCTGCGCGTGCGCGGCCGACGAGCGGATGGCGTCGAGATCGGCGCCCGCGTCCTCGGCCTCGGTGATGGCGCCGGCGCGCGCATCCATGTTCCAGACGCCGTCCGGCACGCCGGCCGCGCGCGCCACGATCCGCCACTCCCGTCCGTAGGCCGATTCGGCGTAGGGGCGCCCGGCGATCTCGTCGACGATAAGCGGGCCGACGCGCTGTGCCGGCGGCACCCGCGCCAGCAGCGCGGTCACGAGGGGCGAGAGCTTAAGATCGTGCGCGGCATAGGCACCCGTCTTCGTGGTCGCTTTCCGGAGCACGAGATCCGCGGCGAGATCCGACCACGTCAGGCCGTTCTTCCAGCGTCGCCCGTTGAGGACGATGCCGGTAGTCCCCTCGCCTTTCGGGATCGGCTCCCATTCGCCGATCACGTCCTTCTGGCGCAGCACCGCTTCGAACTGGATCGCGGTGCCGAGCGCCAGCGACAGACGGTTCATCTCCAGAGCCGTCGCGACGAAGGCCTCGACGTGGGCAAGCTCCATCGCGATTCTGCGCCGCGCCGGCTGCTTGAAGCGGGCGCGCGCCAGAATCTCGTAGAGCCGCGCGCACTCGGGTAGCTCGGCCATGATCCCGAACGCGAACAGCTCGCGCAGCTTCTTGATGATGCCGTAGGCGCGACGCACCCGCTCCGGAGCGCCCGGCGCCTTCGGTTTCTTGGCCGCGTCATACCACCGATAGAAGTCGCCGATCTTGAGGGCGGCCAGCGAACGGGTGCCGAAGGCCTTCTCGATCAGTGTCAGGGTGTAGACGTCCTTATGCTGCGTGTTGTGCTTGAGCCGTTTGAACGGGCTCGCCTCGTCGGTTTGGTAGCGGCGCGACAGGCCGAGGATCGTGCCGTCGAACCGCGCGTCGGGCTGTCCGCGGTTGGCCGACCACTGCAGCATCTCAGCCTGGAGCCTGAGGCAGGCGGCCTCGATCAGGAGGCGGTCCGCCGGGTCGTCGAGGCTGTAGGGCAGACGTACGTTCTCCGGGCGGTAGCCGGCTTTCACCAAGTCGCTGCGGGCGCTCCAGTACAGGCGCCGGCTCCCGTCGCGATTCGGCTTCGATTTGAAGCCGGGAGCGTTGAGGTCAGAGGGCATCGAGGTTCTCCACCCCGTCGAGGGCGGACGCCTCGACGGTGGTGAGACCGTAGCGCTTGCGCCAGAAAGCATCGACCGCCGGCCAGAAGCGCCCGCCCATGACGGGATCGATCCTGGGCAGGCCGGCGCGCTCCAGCACCAAGGCCTTGGCGGCCCACTCGGACGGCGACTGACTGAGGCGGCGCGCGACCTCAGCCTCGCAAGGGAACAGGCCCTGGCGGCGGTGCGCGGCGGTGCGAGCGGCAGCTTGTGCCATGGTCTACCGCCCTCCCCTCTCGATCAGGCGCTCATCCGCGAGGTGCGGCCGACGCGCCAGGATCGCGGCCGGCGAGCGCCAGGACCGGCGCCCGGCGCGCTCGGCCACGTCCTCGGCCCGGAACCCGGCCGCGAGACGATTGAGCAGCCGCCAGACCTTGAAGCGGGTGGCCGTCACCCGGTCGTGGCGCAGGGCCATGAACAGGTCGTACAGCTCGGCCCCACGCTTGGCCCGGCGGTTGTTGAACGCCATGCGGCAGCGGTCGGAGCAGAACTCGGCCTCGGCGTTGGCGCTCGTGTGGAGCGTGCCGCACTCCAGACAGGCGCGGGGCTCCGGCGTGGGGGCGAGCTGATCGACGGACGCCTCCGGCGCAGCGTTCAAACGGACGGCGATCATGGCTGCGCCTCGCCGTTTAATCGGCCCGGCGGCGACAGGATCAGCCGCGTGCCTTCCCAGGTCAGGCGCACGCCGCCGGCCGGCTCGGCGAGCCGCGCGATGCGGGCGGCCTCGCGCTTCGACACCGCGGTGCGCACCGGCTCAGCCACGCCGGCGTAGGCCGGATCGAGGTGGAGGCAGATGAGATCCGCGCGGTCGATCGCGCGCGCGATGACGTCACGCACAGCGCGCCTCCATCTCGGCCTCGACGTAGAATCCGCGCTCCTGAAACCAGCGCAGCATTCGCGCCGCCTGCTTGCGGGCGCTGGCGTCGCGCGCTTGAACCGCGAAGCCGTGCTCCATCATCGGCAGGAGCAGCGTCACGGCCTCCGCCATAGAGCTGCCCTCGGCAAGGCTCAGGACGTCGCGCGCGAGCAGGTCTTCGAGCCAGTAGTAGTAGACCATGCCGAACTTGACCGAGGACTGATCCTCGAAGCCCATGGCGCGGATGCAGGACTGGCAGAGATCGGCGGTCCGGCGCAGCAGGCGCGAGCGGGGGCCGATGGCCAGCCCTACGAACGGTTCGCTGCATCCGGCGATGATGAGGTCGCGGAGCTGCTTCGTCTTGGCCGCGATCTCGGCCTGCGCCTCTACCGGATCCGGCGCATCCGGATCGGGTCCGAACACGTCGGCGAAGACGAGAGCGCCAACGAGCGTCGCTGGGATCGCGAAGGCCATACGGTCGCAATCGGTGAGGTACGCGGGCGGGACGTAGCCGGCCGCGATGCGGCGCTTGCGCTCACCCATGTCCCGCCTCCGCGTGCTTCCCATCGTCGACGTCGGTGCAAGCCGGGCAAAGGTGCTCGCCGGCCTCAGTGACGGACGGGCTGTCGAAGGTCACGACCTCGCGCGGGGCGATGTACAGCTCGCCACCGCGCACGGCGTCGGCAGCTAGATCGTCGAGATCCCAACCGTTCGGGATCGGATCGCCGCGTTCCATGACGACGCGGAAGTCCTTGCGGCAGCGGTCGCACTCGAAATGCGCGAGGACATGCTTGAGGGTCATTCCGCCACCTCGTCCGCATCAGGATCGCCGTAGAGGCGCAGAGCACGGCTGAAGTCGCGACGGCCCGAGCGCTTGAGATCGCGCAGCCACTGGCGGTGTTCGTCGTCACTCGCGGCCTTCGCCAGCTCGAAGTCGGAGATCTTCGCCTCGCCTGGCGGCCAGCCGAGCCAGGACAGGTAGCCGGTCTCCGGATCAGCCCAGGCGCAGACCCAGGTCTCACCGGACGGCTTGTGCAGGAGGGCGTCGCCTGTGCGGAATGGCGGCTTCTCAGCCATGACTCTCGCGCTCCTCGCGCACGGTGACGATCTCGGCTCCGGGGAAGCGCGCCAGGACCTCGCGGACGAACGGCTCGTCGGTGACCCGGCGCTTGCGGCGGTCCTGATCGGACCAAACCCGCGCGCGGCTGCACCACTTCGGGGAGCAGCGGTGGGGCTGGAGCGGGTCGCCGCACTGCTCGCAGCGGGCTTTCAAACGGGTGCTCATCGCGACACCTCCCCACGGGGAAGGTGGCAGCGGCGCTCGATCTCCGGCAGCGACCGGTCCGCGTCGCGATGGTCGCGGCGCATCACAGCCTGCCAGTCGCGCACGGAAGTGCAGAACCACCCGCTCGACGGGCCGTAGGCTTCTACCTCGATCGGGCCGAGAGCCGGTGTCGTCGCGATGGCGAGGGCGGTGCAGGCGAGAGCGGCGCGGACGATCACAGGAGCGCTCCCTCGGACACGGCCGGGGGCCTGATGATCCCGTCGACTGGCTTGCCGGCCTTGATTCGGATCTCTTCAATCGAGGCGACGATCTGCACGCGACCGCGCTGCTGCGCATCGAAGTAGCTGGCGCCGTAGCGATCGGTCTCGACCGCGCCAGCTTGGATCGCCAGAGCGCGCTTGCTCTTGACGATGTCGAAGTGGATCCACGAAGCGTCGCGGTGCTTGCCGAACGACAGGGTCGGATGACCCTGGATCCATTTCCGGGCGACGCCGATGCGGTCGACCATGGCCAGCAGATCATCGAGGCTGTCGGCCCAGAGATGGCACATCATCATTCGGCCGAACGGGAAGATCGGCTGGTCGACGTAGCAGGCCATCAGATGAGCCTCGCTACGGTGAGAATGACGCCGCCCCAGCCGTTCGATAAACGCCACGGGCGCCCGTCCGCGGCGAGATCCGCGTCCGCTTTTTCAAGGCTGCGAGCGAGGCGGCTCTCGCATTCCTCGCGGTACTCCCGCATCTCCTGAGCGCGCTTGGCGACCCACTCGGGCGACCAGCCGCGCACCGTCTCGGTCGAGCTGGCAGCCACCTCATCAAGCCAGGACGCCAGCATCGCCGGGAGCTTGGAACGGTCGAGCGTGGCAACCACGTTCGTCGTGCCGTTCTCCTCGTGGTCGCCGAGGAAGTAGACGTAGGTGGGCGGCGGCGCGCTCATGCGATCCGCGCCCCCGCCACCTCGATCGCCGGCACTTGGTAGCCGCTCTCCCGCCGCGCCCGGATCGCCTGGGCCTGCGCCACCAGCATCCGCCCCTCGACCCGGCCGGGCGGCAGGATCTCGGGCACGTGGTCGAGGCCGCCGATCAGGCGCCGCGCATCGTCGCGGTAGGCCTCGATCTCGGCCTCGGCAAATCCCGCCGCGCAGAGATCCGCGTAGGTGCAGGCGCCGGAGGACGCCTCCTGGCGCTGCATCACCTCGGCCATCAGCAGCACGCGGGTGATGCGGTTCTCCGCGGCTCTGGCGGCGCGAACCTGGGACGGGGACGGCATGGACAAGGACTCCAGGATGACGAGATCAGGGGAGGACAGGACGGCCGGCCGTCAGAACGGGATGTCGTCGTCCATCTCTTAGCCGGGGCGGTTCGGGCTGCCGGCCGGGATCGCGGGGCGAGATGCGCCGCCGGACTGGACGGAGCCGGGCGCGCTCTCGCGCGAGCGGGTCGTGCCGTAGCTGTCGGGATCGGGCGCGGGCCGGCGCTCGCTGTCGTCCAGCAGCGTCATCTCGCCGGCAAATCGGCGCAGTACGATCTCAAAGGCGGTGCGCTCGACGCCGTCGTTGCCCTGGTACTTGCGGCTCTGGATCTGACCTTCGAGGTAGACCTTCGAGCCCTTCTTCAAATACTGCTCGGCGATCTTGCCGAGCCCGTCGTTGAAGATGACGATGTTGTGCCACTCGGTGCGCTCCTTGCGCTCGCCGATGGTCTTGTCCTTCCAGCGCTCGGAGGTGGCGAGGCCGAAGCTGACGACGCGATCGCCGGCTGTCGTGTGGCGGACTTCGGGATCGCGGCCGAGCCGGCCGATGAGCGTGACCTTGTTGAGCATGGCGCGGTCTTTCGGTCAGTGCGCGTCGGGCGGCAGCGTGAAATCCAGGGCGGCCTGGGCGCGCTCGATCGCGCAGATCAGGTCGAGAAAGGCATTGGCGTCCCGCATCGCGCGGACGCGCTCGGAGGCTGTGCCGAGCAGCTCGTGGGCGAGCGCGACGAGCTGCACGGGCGAACAGGCGACGTCGCTGATCTGCACGCCGACGGCGCTCGCGTCGGGCTCGACCTCGGCCGTGGCGACGACGAAGCCGGCGGCCGGGCGATCCGCGATGCGGGTGTGGAACAGCGACAGGATCTCGGCTTCCTCGGCGGGACAGCGGTGCATCGCGCGGGCTCGTGGAGAATCGGGCGGGAAAGTGCGGGCGCCCGCAGCGTGAGCGCCCGCAGATGGCGTCAGGTCCGCTCGGGCTGGCCCTCGAAGGTCGGCAGCTCGGTCGCCTCACCGGCCTGTGCGAGGTCCTGACTGACCCGGTTCTGCAGCTCGTCTTCCCACCGGTAGAGCTGGTAGGACCACACGATCGCGCCACCCTGGACGCGGTAGCGCAGGCGCACCGGAATCCGGACCGGGCCGCCGTCGCGGAAGGCGCGCAACTGCACCATGAAGATGCCCGGCACCGCGATCTTCTCGCCGGACCGGTTCGTGTGCTCCTCGGCGAAGGTGATCTCGCCCTCACCCGAGGAGAGCCGGACCGAGTTCTTCACGCTTTGCCCGACGTGGATCTCCAGCGAGCGGGAGAGGTCGATCAGCTCGTTGGGCGCGGCAAAGGTCGCCTTGAACAGGCGCTCGAACTCGACGACCTCGGCGTCGAACGGCGAGGACAGTTCGGCCGCGTGATCCTCAAGGAACTGGGCGAAGACCGCCTGCTCCATCTTCTGGCCGTTGCCGTCGATCCACGCCTGGAACTCGACCGTGACCGGGAAGGCGTAGTGCACGCGGTGCTCGCCGTGGCGCGGCGCGTTCTTGTCGTCGTGGTAGTCGATCACGGCCGTGAGCGCGGGCTTCGGCCAATCGGTCTTGGCGAAGATCACAGAGCCCGCATCCTTGTGGCGGTTCACGAGGTCGATGAAGGCCGCGAGCGTGGTGACGGTCGCGACGCCCTTCCGACGCTCCGGACCGGTGCGGTACTGCTCCAGAAGCGGCTTGATGCCGGTGGCCGATTCGTAAGTGCCGGGCTTCATCAGCACCGGCACCTTCTCGGGTAGACCGTGGCCGAGGCCGCTCGTGTCGATCAACACGATCTCGGCTTTTTGCCCGGCCTTGGTCAGCTCGGCGATCGCAGTGATCGCCGCCGCTTCGCCGGCGACGCCGTGCGGCGCGCCTTCGCGGGACGTGGACGTGGAAGCCCCCATAGTGGTCTCTCTCCTGTTGGACCGGTTGCTGGGATCGGGTCAGGCCTGCTCACGGTCGCGCTCGGGCGCGGGCCGGGGGCCTGAGAACATGTCGACCTGGGAGGGATGCTGGACGGAGAAGCCGCCGTCGGCCGCCCAGAACGGCGTGCCGGTGAAGCCCTTCTCCTCGGGCAGCTTCGACTTGACGGAGGGCGTCACCTCCAGTCGGCCGTCCTGGTAGGCGACGTTGAGCGTCAGCGTGATCGTCGCCTTGCCCTGACCCTCGGGCAGCGCTTCGAGCGTCTCCAGGGTCTTGGACAGGTGCTCGTCGCACTTCTCGACGAAGCGGCCGCGGCTGAGCACGGGCAGGAGGTCGTTTAAACGGCGGATGGGTCGGGACACGGGACTGCTCTCCGGTGAAGGCTCAGGACGCGCGGCGCCCGCTCTGGAGCGCCGGCAGGTGGGTGCGGAAGGCGCTGATCAGCCGGTCGGTGACCTCGGCCGGCGGCAGCCAGCGCCAGACCTTCGGGCTGGGCTGGATCGCGGGCGCCATCGCGTCGATCGCCCACGGCCGGGGCGCGGGCCCGCGCCGGTAGAAGTCCCGTCGCTCAGTGGCGAGCGCGCGCAGGTCCACCAGCTTGACCGCCTGGGCCGTGAGCGCGTCGGGGCGCTGCAGGCCGGCGGCGGCGTAGATCACCGCATCGTGGCGCGCCTCCAGCTCGCGGCGCACCGTGTCGATCGCGTCGGCCACATCGGTCCCGCGCTCGCCGCCGAAAAGATCGCAGGCGATCCAGCGCGTGGCCTCCTTCATCGGCGTGGTGACGTCGCCGAGCCGTGCCTCGTGGCAGTCGTGCAGGAGCCAGTGCGCGGCGACCGATGCCGTCGGGCACAAGTTGAGGCCGATCAGCGTGTGCAGGCCGACCGACACCGGGGTCAGGCTGTTGCCGGACGAGCGGTTGAGGTGGGACAACGCGTGGGCGATCTCGGCGAAGTCGACCTGGATTGGAGACGGGGTTGCCAGCTCGACGGGCAGGCCGTTGCAGGAGGGCATCCAGGTCATCACGCGACCTCCTGGGCGAGCTGCCGGGCCCGCATCGCTTCAGCCGCCGCGTAGAGCGCCTCGATCCGCGGCTCGAAGCGGCGCGCGATCGGGGTCGGCCAGAGGTGGATAGAGCGAGTCACGGCGATGAGGGCGCGCTGCGCCTCCGCGGCCATGCCCGCGTCGAGGAACTCGCGCGCCAGCCGACAACTGGCCCAGGCCATCAGCGCGCCCTGCGCGGTGTCGCTGAGCGGCACGTGGTCGAGCGCGCCGAACATGAAGTCCTGATCAAGGACAGGGCGTCCGGACAGGCGCACCGTGCCGACGGCGGCGAACAGGATCTCACGCGTTTGCCCGGCGGGGTGCAGCAGGACCTCGACCAGCGCGGCGGTCGGGAGCGGCGCGACCCAGGCCGCGAGATCGCCGCCGGGCACGCGAGCGCCGCGCAGGTTTGCGGCCAGCCGTTCGAGGAAGCGAGCGCGTAGGGTATCGACGAAGGCGACGGCGTTCATGGGTGCGGGCTCCCGCGCGAGGGGACGGAGCGGCGGTGGTGCGCGCGGGATTGATCCCGCAGGCGGTGGCGGAGATGCGCGTGGGCGAGCCAGGCGGCGCACAGGGTGAGGATCAGCCAGCCGTGCATCAGCGCATCCTCCGCAGACGATGCGCGGCGATGGCGGCAGTGTCGGATGCGGGAATAACGCTGACGGTGAGGCCGGCGGCGGGGTCGCTGTGCGTGCCGCAGGCGATCAGATCGGCGAGCAGGATCCGCTTCTCGGCTTTGCTCAGGCCGTTCTGGTCGAGGCAGAACCGCTCGAATGGGATCGCCGCGCCGCCGTTGACGGAGACCAGTGTGCGACGCCCGACGTGGTAGCCGCCGTGGCCGTTGCGCTCGGCGCGCAAGCTCGGGCCGTCCGCGATCGGACTGTCGAGCGGGACCAGAACAACGCGGACGAACGGGTCATCGCTGACCTGCAAAGCGTCCAGGATTTCACGGCGCGGAACAGCGGTCGGTGCGAGGCCGGCGGGATCGAGCATAGCGGGCTCCATCGCGGAAAGGCGATGGCCGCAAGTTGTCACCGATATGGTGACGAGTCAACTCATTCGTCACCAAAAAGGTGACGCGCAGCGCGCCAAGGCGCATTACAACTTTGTGGAAAGATCAGCGTCCATCCACAGCCTAAGCGTGAGGCCGGTGTGGTGATGGCCCACACGACCGAATCTTCTGCTCGGGCGGCGGCAGACTGGCCATATTATGAGCCATATCGAGGTGTCCTTAGGATCCGCAGCGCCAGATGTAGTTGCGGCCATCTTCCGCCATTGAGGCGTTGCAATTTCTCGTCATTTCGCCCAGCAGCTTGTGATGCAAGCGTACATAGCCGGTCAGCCTGGTCGCGCTTTCCTTGATCAGCACCACTTCGTCAACGGAATAATTCTTATCGGCGTTGAATTTGTCACGGATGCTGTTTTTGATCTGTTGGACATCCGCCTCGGAAAATCCAGACGGCGAACAGCAGGACAAGGCGATCGTCGCGCAGACAGCGGCGAGCAAGCGGCGCATTCTCAAAGCCTCTACTTTGATACTGAAATTTGTGAGCGCTGAAGAAGCGGTAGATCGGCTATTTCAAAGCGGCTGACCTTTCGGCAAGCCATCTCCGCTTCTCGGCGCTTCAGGGCCGCCGTTCTGTTTCTTCGCTAGCTCAGCTCGCGCAGTGACGACGGCACTGATCATCTTGTTCCGCATCTCAGCGACCTTACGGTTCACGATCTCAGACGCCTGTTCACGCGTCATATCGAAAGCGGCCACGCCGATCGCGATCCGACGCTCGGCGAGTTTGCTACACCGATCCAGCGCCACGTCCACAATCGTGGGTGCACTCTCCGCCGAATAGGGAGTGATATCGACAAGCGCTGCCGCAAGGCAGTTCTCATGTGCCTCGACTGCCTCGGTGACGAGCTTCTTTTTCGCGTCGAGAGTGTCCGAGTCCTGATTTGCACTGCTTGCGGCAGGAGGTGTGGGTGTCGGTCCAAGCGCAGCCAACGCCTGTGTCGCTTCAGCATCCCCGGGCTGGCGAACAAGATAAGCCAGGAGATCCGACCGCGCGGCCGCTGGCTCGCCGTAGCGCGCCAGAAGCAGGCCGCGATCCTTCAAGAGGCCGGCGTTAGATGGGTCGAGGGAGATCGCTGTGGTGAGATCGCTGTAGGCGTCGTCTAGCCGCGAGATTTTTGCAAAAATCTTGGCACGATCAGCACGGAGGCCCGCATCTTTGGAGTCCAGGTTGATGGCGCGTGTAAAATCCGCAAGTGCAAGATCGAAGCGGCCCATGGCGTCGTATACGAGCGCACGGCCGCGCAGGACGAATGTGTATCCGGGGGCCAGCCGCACGGCCGCATCGGCGTCTCGAAGCGCCTCTGGGAGTCGGCCGAGCTGACGCAAGGCATTCTGCCGGTTGTCGTAGTATCCCGCGACGTCAGGGTTCAGCCGTATAACCGCGGAGAAATCGCGGATCGCTTCGGCATATTGGCCCAGCTCGACGTTAGCTAATCCGCGTCGGTTGTAGGCCCGTAGCAAGGCGGCCCGATCGTTCACGCGCGCGATCACGTGGCTGCACGCAGCGATCTTGCCAGCCGCAGAAGCGGCCCTGCAGTCCCGTGTAGCCTCATCAAGCGCGCCAGCTTGGGCCTGCCCGACAAAGTACAGTAGAGCGACGCCGGTTGCGAGACCAGGCAGGAGCCGACCAACCTTCATCGCGTCGCTACCTCGCTATACGCTGCGCCGCCTCTGCGACGGCTTCTTCAGGCGCGCGCCGTTGGCAGCTTCCACTTGGATGCGCCGTTCAATGATGCGCCATTCATCGGCTGGGATGATCGCTGCGATGCGAGCAACCCATTCGACCTTGACGTCGCGCATGGTCGGATATGCCTGGTTGAGGCTGATCAGATCGAACAGGTCTGACCTTGATCCCTGGTGCAGGATCTTGAGCTGACGCCCATGCTCGACGGTGCCGACGGCCACGCGCCGGCCGATGTGCTGGGCGACGTCTTGAGTGTGCGCCCGGCAAATGATCACGGTGTCCGGTTCGAAGATCGGCAGCATGGAATCGCCGACGACTTGATAGGCGATAGAAGCGTCCGGGACTTGAACCATGGTCTCGACTTCATATTGTACGCTCGGTTCGGACTGATCGGTGGAAGTATCGATCGCACCACCTGCGCCAATCCGACCGCCAAGAAAGACACGCGTCGGCGCGGCCTCAGTCAACAACAGCAGCGCTGCGGCCGATGTGTTGAGAATAGGTGCAGCGATATTCGCAACTTCAGGCGGCAAGCGACGCTCTCCCTTTGCCCAACGCGAAACATCTTGCTTCGTCTGATTGAGACGACGGGCAAGCTCAGTGGGGCCCATTCCGGCGCGCTCCATCGCGACGGCCAGCCCATTGGGGAATTTCTCAGTCACGCGAGAGAGCATGTCGCCAAGGCGGTGACGCTGCGAGCATCCAAAATGGTGACCGCCTCTTGCAAGGTCACCGATTTGGTGACACTCTGGCCGCCATGAAGCTGTCGGCCTACCTCGGTGAGCACGCCATCTCCGATTCTGCATTTGCGGAGCGGATCGGCGTCACGCGCCAGTCGCTTTGGCGATACAAGTCCGGCGAGCGCCGACCTGATTGGGACGTGCTGGAGCGGATCGCACAAGAGACTGCAGGTCACGTCACCCCTAACGACTTTCTCGATGAGGCGCCGCCGGTAGTTCCTGACGCGCATGCTTCGGATTCCACACCCCACCCCCACCCCGAGGGAGTGCGGGTGTGATGGAACACCTTTCAGCGATCGCTCAAATGCGCGCCGCCGAGCGGAGCGGAACTGTTACTTTGACCGGGACGGTGATCGTGTTCGGCTCGCCGGCATCCCAGCGGCCATGCAGAACCACTTCGACTGCAAGTCGGACTTGCTGCTTGCTCATTGACCCATGCATGGTGGCCACTGGTTCAATCGTGAGCACTCGGTCGCTTACCTGCGGCGTCGGAGCATCGGTTGCATCGATGCGCCAATCAAAGCCGATTGTTGTGCCTCTCCCCCGGATTTGGAGCGCGTCTGGACTGGAAGACGGAATGAAGCGCCATCCGTTTGGCGCTCGGAGTTCTGCCCAATCCAAGAGCAGTGCCCGGTCCCGCGCATTGTTCACAGCGATGGTCAGTAGAAGCCCGGCGGGCGTTATGCCGTCGCCGGTCCACTCTGCGCTCATGGTGGCCCAAGGATTCGACCGCCGACGCTCCTCAGCATCTTTCTTCCGTGCGTCGAGCCAATTTAGGAATGATACAGCAGCGCTGAATGTTGAAACGACAGCGGCATACAACGCGATTGCTTGCGTTATCCAGTTTGGCATTAGTGCGCTTTCTAACATGCACTCGTTTCGGACCCCCCATCCCGAGGGAGTGAGGGCGTGAGCCGCTTCTCAATGTTCCTTCGCGATCTGCTGGGTCCTGGCCTCGCGGATCACGTTGAAGCCTTCGCGGCCCTCGCGCAGGGTGGCATCGATCACCGCTCTGGCGTCGAATTCTGGAAATTCGTGTGCGCTCTCCAGCGCGCCGGCCATCAGGTCGATGGCCTGCCGCTCAATCTGGGCGATGTCATGCTCGGTAAGGCGCTTACGCCGACTGGCGGCGGTGATGTCGCCGTACACGCGCGTCCAGAAGGCATGCGTCAGGAAGCTGTACATCTCCTCGGGGGTCTTCGGTCGCATCCGCGGTTCCTCGCTGCCCTGTTGGCGCTCCTGACGCCCGAGGCTTCGTTAGCACTTCGCCCTCAACCCGAGGGAGTGCAGACGTGAACCACAGCGATACTCCCATCCTCATCTCTTCGCCCGCCGACCTTCCCGAGGTCTCCTCAGTCGGCGGCGAGGCGGCGACCGGGGCGATCCCCTCACGATCCCCGGCCGCCCGTCTGATCCCTGATCCGTTCGGTACCTCGACGCCCGATGGAGCCTTGCGCCTGTCGGTGTTCCGTCCGTTCGGCCAGCGCACGCTGCGCATCGAACTCGGCGGCGTCGCGTACGACGCCCTCGTTGACGACGACACGCGCGATTGTCTGATCACCCTCCTGACCGAGGGCGCGCGATGACGCGCCCGGTCGACCAAGCTCCGCTGGCATCTTCCCTGGCAGCGGAGGCGCCAGTTCGGCGCGCGAGACTCGAGACTGGCCGGAGCCGGGGGGCTCCGGTCCTTTTCGGGGATCCGCCCAGCCGCCGCGCCTTGCTCGTCGGTCTGCTCGCCACCGCCGTCGCGCCCGCTCTTCCGGCACCGCTCGGATCGTCCGTTCCGCGCGTCGCCTCCGGCTCGACCCTGTCCCGCGTGACAGCCGAGGGCGATGCGTGGCTCTCCTATCGACGCGCCCTGCTGCGCGAGATCTGCGACGTCCTGCAGATCGATTGCGCCGCTTTCACGCGTGACCACAGCGAGGCGACGGCGGCTTGCCTCCGCGTGAGGCTCGCCGCCGCCTGTTCTCAATCCCCGATCGCGTCGGCGGGAGCCCGCCAAGGTCTGCCGACCGCGATCATCAAGCCCGGAGCCGCGTCCTGAGATGGCCGCCAGCTCCGTCATCGCCTCTCCTTTCCGGTCCGCTGCTTCTCCGATGCACACAGCATCGGAGAAGCCTGTGCGACAGTCACACGGAAATATCGGACAGTTGTCCGGTTTGGATCAGACAATTGTCGCAGAACGTGTGGTCGCGTTCCTCAGGCAGCGGCACCCGCACAGCACCGCCAAGCACGTGGCGCGCGACCTCGACATCTCCCGCGAGACCGTCGCGAAGTGGATCGAGCGCGGCTCGGCGCCGAACGCCGAGGGCATCCTCAAGCTGATTGCGGTCTATAAGACCGACCTGCTGATCGCGCTGCTCGGTGGCGCGGAGCAGTGGCTTGCCGTCGCTGCGTGGCACGAGCGCCGCGCCCGGTTCGAGGCCGAGCAGGCGGCGTTCGTCGCCGAGATGGGCCCGCTGCTGCTCGGGGAGGATCGGCCGTGATCCGCCCCCTCACCTGGCTCTGGCATCAGGCCCGCGGCAACCGTTGGATGCGCCGCGCCGAGCGCATGGCGCGTCTGTCGCGCGAAGCCTTCATCGATAACCGGATCAGCGCCGAGCGCGCCCGGGCGCACTTCACCCGCGCCGACGAGCTGTATCCGCCGCCGGCCCGCGGACCGCCCGATCTCGTCGAACTGGCGGACGGCGATCGAGCCGCCGCCCAACGCGACGGGCCACAGATCCGCTGAGCGGACGGGCCGACGTCTCCCGCCACGTCAGCGCGGGATCGATGACCTCGGGGGCTGATCCGAGACACGCATCGCACGACCCGCGGCCCGAACTGGCCGGCGGTCGGCTTCGCTGTGTCCGGTGACCTCCCGAGGTTCCCCGCAACCCCGCACGGGCGCACGCCATGGCCAAGAGACGGTCCGAATCCGAACCTCGCCCCGCTCGCATCGTCGACGCGCGCCGCCGTCGCGAGCGAGCGTTGGATGCCCGCGCCGAGCGCTCTCGCGCAGTCAAGGCCGGCGCGGAGGCCGAGACCGCGCCGCTTCCGCCGACGCGTGCGGAATACCAGAGAACCCAGCACGCGCTCCACGTTGCCAAGGGCGTGATCCAGCGCCTGACCGTCGAGCTGCGCGAGGCCCGCGCGGCGTGCCACGCAGTGGACCTCGCCCGCGCCGACGTGACCGTCAGCCTCGACCGCCTGCATGGGCGTTACGCCGATTCGCTCGACCGCCTGCTCGCTGCCAACGCTCGCATCGCGGCGCTGGAGGCGCAGAACGCGAACCTTCGGACCCGAGCCGGCCGCGGGGGCGCCCATGGCTGATCTGGCCCAATCCGTCGCCTTCGACGCCTGGATCGACGAGGCGCGCGCCGTCGACCTCGTGGGCTACGCCCGCGCCCGGTCGCCCGACCTGCGCCGCCAGGGCTCCGAGTGGGTCGGACCGTGCCCGGCCTGCGGGGGTCGCGACCGCTTCTCCGTGGCGCCGCGCAAGGGCGTGTTCCACTGCCGCGCCGCCGGCCGCGGCGGCGACGTGATCGCGCTCGCGCAGTACGTCGAGGGCCTGGACTTCCTCGGCGCGGTCGCGAGCCTGACCGGTCGGCCCGCGCCGGGCCGCGACATCGCCGAGACGCCCGAGGACCGCGCCCGGCGGCAGGCCGCCCAGGAGGCGCGCCAAGCGGCGGTCGCGGCCGAGGCGCACGCGCGTAAGGTCGCCGAGGACAGCTTCCGGATGGCGGAGATCAAGCGCGCCCGGAAGTTCTGGGTCGCGGCCGGCCCGGTCGTGCTCGGTTCCGCCGCGGCCGCCTACCTGCGTCAGCGCGGCGAGCTGATGGCGCCGCCGGGCGCGCATCTGCGCTTTTCGCCCGCACACCCCTACGTCCAGCCCGGCCACGGCGGACGCCCGCACCGGGTGCTCCACGTCGGCCCTGCCCTGCTCGCCGGCCTGACCGGCGCCGACGGGCGGTTCTGCGGCGTGCACCAGACCTGGATCGACCTCACCCGCGCTGACGGCAAGGCGGTCGTCCCCGACCCGGACACCGGCGAGATCCTGCCCGCCAAGAAGGTTCGCGGCTCGGTCCACGGCGCCCGCATCGAGCTGGTGCGGGTCGCTGAGCCGCACACCCTGATCCTCGGCGAGGGAATCGAGACCTGCCTGTCGGTCTATCAGGCGCTCAGGGCCCGGGATCTGCCGCTCTGGCGCGAGGCCGCCGTGTGGTCGAGCGTCAGCCTCGGCAACCTGTCGGGCCGGGCGCTCGACCGCGTGCGCCACCCGAGCCGTTTCGACGCGCGCGGCCGGCCGGCGCTGACCCGTGGCCCGACGCCGGATCTGGACAGCCAGTGTCTGGCCATCCCCGACGCCGTCGACCTCGTGATCCTGCTGGGCGACGGCGACAGCGATCCCTTCGACACCGAGATGGCGCTCACCCGCGCGCGCGCCCGCCTCGCCCGCCCCGGCCGGCACGTCGGGATCGCCTGGGCCGAGCCCGGCCACGACTTCAACGACATGCTCCGGAGCGCCGCCTGACATGGGTGCCCACGTCATGATCCTGCCGCCGATGAACCCGGAGATCCGGGCGGGCGGCCTGCCGATCCGGCTGCTCGCCGAGGACGCGATCCGGCGCGCCAAAGCAGCGATGGCCAAGCACGCCGCACCCGCACCGGTGCCGGCCGCCCCGGTCGAGCCCCCCGAGCTACCGCCCACCGAGGAGGTGGCCGAGCCGCCGCCCACGATCACGCCGCTCACCGTCGTCGCGGTGGTCGCGGTCGCCGCACCCGTCGTCCCCGTGGTCGCTCTGGAGCGCACGCTGCGTGGCTTCACGATCCTCGACCTCTACGTCGAGGCGCGGCGCACCGCGATCGACCTCGCCATCGAGGCCGAGCACCTGGAAGGTCTGGCCGCCGGACGCACCTACGGCGACCGCTCGCTGCTGCCGGGCTTCACCACCCCTGAGAGCTACCGGATCGCCGCCTTCGAGGCCAAGCGCCGGGCCGAGATGGCCGGGGCCACCGCCGACTTCCTGCGCGGCATGCTGGGGCACGAGGGCGCGCTGACAGACCTCTTGTCCGGACGCTCCGATGTTTGAGCGATACACAGGTCAGACAGATGCATTCTTAAGCTTCCTTGCTGTCCAATGCTTTGTTAGCGAGTTCAACAGCTTGGTCATGAAAGGCGATCGCAGCTGTGCGAAAGCTACTTACAGCCCGTTCAGCCTCAACCTCGACCTCCCGGTCTCTTTTTGGCCGGCGCTCCTGTGCCGTAATCACGAGATTAACGCTGATTTGGCTTGCCATGTTTGCGTTTTTGGACTGCAAGAAATTAATGAACTCGCCACAGCTTCTTATGTAAAGATCGGCATAGTCTGCGAATTTATTGAACGGTCCCTCAATTTTCGTATGAAATCTCAGGCTGGAGGCCATAGAAGTACCCCTGTCGAGCGCCTCTTGAAGATAGTTTTTCGTGATACTTTTAGATGTAATTATTTTCTCGACCTTATTAGTTGTGTTTCCAGCGACAACATCTTGCTGAAGGTTTGGATCAGCAGCAATAGCAGCCATCGCTTCGATCGCTTCCCCATTCCAGATTGTTGCTTCGTTAATCGCACGGGTGATCTCAAGGTACGCCAAGTTCAATTTTTCGGCTGCATCGACCTGAGATCGCAATTTGTCCAGATTATCGAATGCAATCTGCGAGCGTGTAAGCGTGATTTGTTTCTCCGTACGAGAAATCTGCTGCCAGACCAACTTTCCTGCATACAAGGCAGCGAAGATTGCCGCGAAGGCACTCAGAAGTGTCTGGTAGCGATTGAGCCAAAACTCTGTACATGCAAGGCCGCCTTGAGCGAGCGGCCGCATGCCCGGCTCTTTATCTGCCGTCAGTGCCGCTCCGCACAGGTGCGCCCCGCCCAGCAGGAACAGCATCAGGAGCACAAGCGCGACCGCACCCCAGCGCAACCTATTATGAATTGTCATCTTTTAGGTCGCCTACATCTCTGCCGTGCGGGCGGCATCATCGTCGCCGCCTGTCGCGCCCTCCACCGACCCCGGCCGATAGGCATCCAGCGCCACGTAAGCTTCCGTATCGGTCAGCCCGACCCGCTCCATGTCGGTCAGAAGCGCGAGAATATCGCCATCGACCGGCTCGCCGGCCTCTTTGCGCGCGATGAGGCCGTTGACCATCACCAGGTCGGTGTTCGGCTCGTCGGTGAGGTCGGTCGTCGTGGGAATGGGCATGGCCACTCTCTCGGAGGATGGCCCCGGGACCTAGAGCGGCGCCGCATCTCCGACCACTCGCGGGCCGGAACGCTAGCCGAAATCCGCGTCGTCGAGGTGGATCCACCCGTCCGTGGCCCCCTCGCGCTCGTGCTTCTCAGCCGCCGCGTCCTCCACCACGAGGCGGTAGCGGCGGAAAAGGTCGAGCGGATCGAAGGGCTGCCCCTCGACGGCGAACAGGTGGTGCAGCGCCTCGAACGTCACCCGACAGGGGACCAGAGCGTCGCCATCGAGCATGGCGAACCGGACATGCGCCCCGGTCTCTCGGTCGATAACCGCCGAACTGGATGCCGCGTAACTCTCCAGCGCCATCGGTCGCCTCCCGCGTTCGAGGCGACGAGCAAGCCGACCTCTTTGCCGATCAACCGGCGCCCGCACGCCCGTATCCAGTGAGCCCGCCGTGAGCGCCGACGACCCCACTGACCGCATCGCCCGCATCATCGCGGACGCCGCCGAGCCTGAGCTCGACGCCGTCGATGACGTTGGCGCGCCCTTCGACGATGTCGCCGAGGGTGATTCCGACGCCCCCGTTCCGGATGAGGACGGCGACGCGCCCCTGGTTCCGCGCGCCATGGGCTTCGACGTCGAGCGCATGAACCAGGAGTTCGCGCTCGTGCTGATGGGTTCGAAAGCCGTGATCATGCAGCAGCAGAGCGAAGGGCCGATCGAGGATCGGGTCAAGCTTCTTACGCTCGACGCCTTCCGCGCGTGGTTCATGAACCGGCCGACCGAGCATCTCGACAAGGACGGCAAGATCAAGCGCACGACCTGGGCGGCCGCGTGGCTCGTCGCCCGGTCGCGCCGCCAGTATCGCGGGATCGAGTTCTTTCCCGATCCGGACAATGCGCCGAACACGGAAGGCTACTTCAACCTGTGGCAGGGCTTCACGGTCACGCCACGCGCGAAATCCGGCGGATACTCGATCTTCTACGATCACCTGCTCACGAACGTCTGCGGCGGCTCGAAGACGCTGGCAACCTGGGTATTCGGGTGGTTCGCCCACATCGTGCAGCGCCCGCGCGAGCGGATTGGCACGGCCCTCGTCTTCCGGGGCAAGATGGGCACCGGCAAGTCGACGATCGGCGAGGTGATGGGCTCGCTGATCGCCAGCCACTACTTCCTGGTCGACGATCCCCGCTATCTCGTGGGCCAGTTCAACGCCCACATGGCGAGCTGCCTCCTGCTCCAGGCCGACGAGGGCTTCTGGGCCGGCGACAAGGCCGCCGAGGGGCGCCTCAAGGGCCTCGTGACGGCCGAGACCCAAATGATCGAGAGCAAGGGCGTCGACCCGATCCGGCTCAAGAACTACGTGCGCCTCCTGATCACCTCCAACAACGACTGGGTCATCCCGGCCGGCAAGGACGAGCGGCGGTTCGGCGTGATCGACGTCGGCGACGGATGCGCGCAGAACGGGGAGTATTTCGCGGAGCTGCACAAGCAGCTCGCCGACGGGGGCCGCGAGGCGCTGCTGCACGACCTGCTGCACTTCGACTTGACCAGCGTGAACCTGCGCCAGATCCCGAAGACGGAGGCGCTGCTCGAACAGAAGCTGCGCTCGCTCGACGCGGTCGAGAGCTGGTGGTTCGAGCGGCTGGCCGCCGGCACGCCCACAGCCAAGATGGAGTACTGGCGCTGCGACATGCCGATCGACGAGATGTTCGATGACTACATTGCCTCTGCTGACAAGATTGGGATCAAGCGCAAGTCCGAGATCACGAGCTTCGGCATCAAGATGCGCCGTCTCGTTCCGGGGTTAAAGCGCGAGCGCCTCAGCGTAAGCGACGGCCACGTTGGTCTCAAACGCCTGTGGTGCTACGTGCTGCCGCCGCTCGATGACGCCCGCGCCCTGTTCGAGACCGAACTGTCTCAAGCTGTGGCTTGGGATGACGATCCGAAGCCTGGAGAGACCGGGAGCTAAGGGGGGAATCGCCCCATCCCGGTCGCCGCTGTCCCACGTCGAGGTAGGACAGCCGAGGGAGGTGGGTCAGGCTAAGCCATTGATTTAATTGGTCGCGTCCTACCTGTCCTACCTGTCCTACCTTTTTCGCGCCCGCGCGCGCGAGATGCGTTCACCCCTTCCCCCCCCGGTCTCCCGCGGCGTCGATCCGGCGCGATCAAACTTGATTCACGGGAGAAATAGGTGGGACAGGTGGGACAGGTAGGACGCGACCAATGAAATAAGCGGGTTAGCCTGTCCCACCTTCTTTTTTGATCTTCGAGAGGTAGGACAAGGTAGGACAGAACCGCCGCGACCGAAGCGGCTAAGCTTCTGAAAGCCTTCGATAATCTTCCCGTTTTACGCTCGTATCACGGTCCGCGCCGCAACCCGCCCGCGCCGAACCGAGCGAGGCTCACCATGCGCAAGCGGATCGGGATCGAGGCGTTCTTCAAGTGGGCCTACCGCGACGAATTGCCGAAGGCACAGTGCGAGGAAGGTGACGTCGGGCCCGCCGGGTTCGGTTCCGGCATGGGCGGCGTCATCGCGATGGCCGAGGTCGGCGCGCTCGTCGACTACGCCCGCGAGAACGCCTGGGGCGTGATCCCCGACCGCTACGCCAAGGACGATCCACACCCGGACGCGATCCGTGCCGCAGTGGCCATGGCGAGCCTGGATGATCTGGAGCTATGCCTGCCCGACGACTGGAATCCGATCACGGATCTGGGCGACGTCGGACTGATCCACCGGGTCGACTTGGATGCCGGCCGGCTCGGCCGCGCGGCGGTCGATGAGGCGCTAGCCGATCTCACGACGGTCGACGCGAAGGGCAACCGGCTGCTCAAGGGCGGGGTGCGCCGCCTCGTGATGCGGTTCGCTGTGCTCAACGGCGAGCCGGGCTGGGAGATCGAACGGCCGTGGGTCAAGTTCGTCTGCGTCGGCAAGGGCCGGCCGGGCTGGTTCCGACGCGAGATCGTCCAGGGCGCGGACGGTCCCTACGAGATCGAGGTCGACGGTTTCGACCGCAAGCGGCGCATGCCGCACCCGGACGCCTACAGGAAGCCCTACCTCCACCCGAACCCCGTTGAGGGGATCTACGACCGCGGCCTGCACGAGGTGTACGTGGCTGCGCTCCACCTCCTGCACGCTGAGCTTGTGGATAAGCTCACGGGCTACGCCCTCGAACTGCCGAGCCGGCCCGCGCGGCCGTGGGTCGACGACGCGCCGTGCGAGCCCCGCATTCTGCTCGGCGCAAAGCCTACTCCGCTCTTGGAGCGCGTGGACGATACCCCCATGCCAGAGACCGATTTTGCCGCGCCTGCAGGCCTCCCCCGCGCCCACGCGCGGCCCATCCGCAAAAATTCGCCCGTTCGGCGCGTGGCGGTAGCTTGACAGTTCGACAGATGTTTTGATAGCAACGGGCTAGGGTCTTCATGACCTGAACAACCCCGTCGGTTCGCCCGGCGGGGTTTTTCGTTGCGCGGGAGGCCCGCCATGAGCTGCCGCTGCGGCGAGCGCCGGGTCGCTCTCAAGGGGATCGCCCGCGCGGTGGTCCGCGCCGACGCGAGCACCGCAGCGCAGAGCGCGCACACCATCGCCCGCACCCTCAACCGGGATGCGCAGGATCTGGCGGCCCGCCTGACGCGCCGCCGGCCCTGACCCAGAGACATTCGAGACGCCAGCCAACGGCCTCCTCACGCTGACAGCGGAGGCGCACGGCTGCGCCCCTCGGCCGCCCGATCCACGGGCGGCCGAGGGTTCAACACCCCCACCCGGGGCCCCTCCGGGCGTTGCGGGCGCGCAACTCTGTTGCAGCATTGTTGCAACCCCCCCCTTCGCGGGTCCCTCCCCCCTCGGTCGGCCACACGGCCATTAGAGGCGCGGGCCCTTTCCAGTGAGGCAGATCAGAAATCAGGGCTAACGATGCTAACGGACGGACCTAACGGGGCTAACAGCCCTCCGCGGGCCGTCATGCTCACGATCGCCGAGCTGGCGGCCCGTGATGGCGTGTCGAAGCCCACCGTGTCGATCGCGGTCAAGAAGCTGATCGAGCGTGCCGGTCTCACGGTCGAGCGCGATGCGCAGGGCCGCGTCGCCCGGGTGAACGCCGCCGAGTACGACCACCTCCGGGGCCGCTACGGCGACCCCTCGAAGGCCCAGGCTCCGGCTCGCGCCGACGCGCCGGCTGCCGACCCGCCGCCCACGGCGCCGATCAAGGCCGCCGACGGCTACGACGAGGCGCTGCGGCAGAAGACCTGGATCGATGCCGAGACCCGGCGCCTCGACCTCAACGAGAAGCGCGGCAACCTCGTCCGGCGCGACCGGGTCACCGAGGCGGTGGGCGCCGGGATCATGATGCCGATCAACTTAGTGCCCGGCACCGCTGGCGGTGGCGGGGGCGGTGGCGGCGGACTGATCCAGCGCGCGAGCTTCGGCGGCGGCGAGGGTGGCCTCGACGGCATGATCCGTCGCGGCGGCCTCGGCGGCGGCGAGGGTGGCGGCGGTGGCGGCGGTGGCGGCCTTGGCGGCGTCCGTATCGGCGGCGGTAGCGGTCGAGGCGGCGGCGGCTTCGGCGGCGGTGCCTACGACGGCAACTATACCGGCAACGACGGGCGCCGCGCGGCGCGCGGGCGGATGTCGGCAGACGGTGCGGCCAACGTCGCGTCTTGGATGGAGTTCTTCCGTCGCCCGGTCGATCAGGGCGGCATGGGCTACACCGAGGAGCAGGCGCGCGGTCAGATTGCCATGATGCAGGGCGAGTCGGGGCTCAACCTCGACCCGGCCTCGAAGGGCGATCACAATCGGGCCGGCGTCCCGCAGTCGTTCGGAACGGTGCAGTGGAACCGGGCGGCTGGACGCTTCGGAAAACTTCAGGCCCTCGCCCAGAGCATGGGCAAGGACTGGACCGACCGCGGCGTGCAGCAGCAGATGTACCGCCAGGAGATGATGGGCGCCTATCGAGGCGTCTATGATCGGATCCGTCGGGCGCAGACCGGAGAGCAGTCTCTCGGGGCCGGCATTTCGGGCTACGAGAACCCGAAGCACCACGACCTCGCCTACGCCATCCGCAAGCCGTTCCTCGACCGCCTTCGGCGCGGCGGCGTAACCGCGGCCAAGCCGGGCGACGGTGAGCCTCGCCTCGTGAAGGGCCTCGACGGCAAGGAGGGGCTCGACCTCGGCAACGGCACCATGAAGATGCCGGACGGGTCGATCCGCTCGATCATCCCGGCGGCGCCAGTTGGCGGGATCGGGGGTGGCGGCGGGCGCGCCGGCCTGCAGGCCGCGGCCGACCGGATGCACGCGGCGGCCGAGCGGTTCGAGCAGGCGAGCTTTCACGGTCAGATCGAAGTCGTGGCCTCCGGCGGCATGCGCCCCCGGGGAATGCGGATCAAGAGCCGTGGAGCTGTGACGGCCGACATGGGCGTCTCCATGCCGGGCGCCAAGGAGAGCGACGACGATTGGACCTGAGGGAGGCCGGCTGTGCTGAACATCACCGCTCAGTCGGCCGGCCTCGGCGCGATGAAGCCGCTGGAGGCGTTCGGCGCCCGCTTGCCGAACGCACAGGCCAACGTGCTCAACCGCGTCCTGACCCGCACTCGCAACGTGGTGGTGCCCGCGATGGTGCGCCAGACCGGTCTGTCCAAGCGCATCATCGCCAAGGCGGTCCGCACCTACCGGGCCTCGCCGCAGAACCCGAGCGTGGTGCTGCTCACCCGCGGCGGCGAGGTGTCGTTTCGCTTCTTCGGCGCCCATGAGGTCGCGGGCGGCGTCGAGGCGACCGTCAAGGGGCACAAGGACTTCGTCGAGGGCGGCTTCCGGCGCTCCGGCCCGAAGGGCGGCCGGCGCATGGTCGCGAAGCTCAATCGGCAGGTCTACGTCAACGTCGATGGCAAGCGCTGGCGCGGCCAGATCCGTAAGGAAAAGACCGGCGTGTTCATCCCCTATGAGTTCGTTGCGGGGGAGACGGCCAAGGCGTTCTGGCGGATCGTCGACAGCGACCTTCCCGTCGAGGTCGAGGCCGAGCTGATGAAGCTCATGGGCCAAGGGGGGCGGTGAATGGGGCGCGACTGGACGCAGACCATCCCGGGCGCCTCGTTCAAGGGCTTCCCGTTCCACGTCGAGGACGAGGGCACCGACGGCGCCGGCCGCCTCGTCGCCCTGCACGGCTACGCCAAGGCCGAGACGCATGGCACTGAGGACATGGGCCGAAAGGCCCGGACCTTCCGCGTCGCCGCCTACATCGTCGGCGACGATGCCGACGTGCGGGCGCAGGCCTTCATCGAGCGGTGCTCGACGCCCGGCCCCGGCCTGCTCGTCCTGCCGATCACGCCGAGCCAGATGGTTCGGTGCGTCGGTTGCGCGACGAACAACCGTAAGACCGAGATGGGCAAGGTCGCCCTCGACCTCAAGTTTCTGGAGCTGGGCTCCGAAGCCGGCGGGCCGCCCGCGATCCCGCTGGGCGACCGCATCGCGCAAGGTCTGCTCGACGATCTCGCCGACACCGTCGCAGACGCGATCAGCGCTTTCGTGCCCGACGAACTCGCCGGGCTGCTGCCGTTCTAGCCGCCAGGAGTTCCGATGGCCTCGCCCCCGTCCTCGGCCGTGGCCGGTGCGTCCGTGGCCGCGACTGCGCTCGCCGACGTGCTCGCCGGTCTCAGCCGCACCCTGCCCGTACCCGCGGAGTCGGCGCGGGCCGGGCTGTCCACCGCCCGCCGGATCGGCCTGATCTGGGCGCCGCGGCTGCTCACCTTGCGCGACGCCGCACAGATCGGTGCGGCTCTGGTGTCGGCGACGCAGGCGCTCGCCCGCGACGCGGCGCCCGGCGATGCGGCGGCGTCCCTGTACGCCGCTGCGCTCGCGACGCGATCCTGTGCGCCGTCCTCGGCGTCGCCGGCCCTGACGCGAGCCTACGGCCTCGCGCGCGCCCTGTGTGTATCCTTGGAGGCCGCCTGCCTCGGCGAGGCGTTCCTCGCGGAGGCGCGCTCCGATTTCGGGGATCGTCAGGCCGCGAGCGCCGCACGCGACCGCATCACGGCGGCACTTGACGCCGCAGTCGACCGCGTCGCCGCGGCGCTGGGGCAGCCGGCCGCCTTCCTGCTCACCTCCGCGGCCGGGCACCCGATCTCGCCAACGACCGGATGACGCTCGCGATCGCTCTCTACGGGCGCGATGGCGGGCGCGTCTTCGCCGAACGGTTCGACCTGCTCTGGAAACTCGCGATGGGGGTCGCCTGATGGCGGGCTACACGGTTCGCTCCCTCGGCCAGCTCGCGGCCGAGGCGAAAGGCGCATTCACCCAGGCCGTCCAGGGAACGGCCGCCAAGCTGCTCCCGAGCGTCTGGCGGGTCGAGGCCAAGGTACTCGCCCTCCTCGGCTTCGAGTTGGAGCAGCGCCGCGCGTGGCTCGTGCGCCAGATCTTCGCCTCGACGGCCGACCGGCTGTGGCTGATCCGGCACGGGTTCGAGCTGGACCTCCAGCCGTTCCCGGCCAACACGGCGCTCGGCTCGGCGACCTTCCCGGCCGCGGTGGGCGTGCCTGTCCCGGCCGGCCTGCAGTTCTCCCGCGCCGACGGGGCGACCTACACCAGCGTGGCGGCCGTGACGCCGACGGGCGCCACCGTGTCCCTGCCGATCGAGGCCGATGCGCCGGGCGCTGCCGGAAACTGTGACGGCGGCACCGCGCTCACCCTGGTCGATGTCGACGACGCGCCGGACGGTTTTGGGGGCGCGGGTGCGGTCGATACGGCCGCCGACGGATCCGGCCTCGCCGGGGGCGCCGACGCCGAGGAGACCGAGGCTTTCCGCGCCCGGGTGCTGGCGCGCAAGCGCCGGCTCGCGCAGGGCGGCAACGCGGGCGATTGGGAGGAGTGGGTCCGCGAGGCGCTGGGCTCCACCGTCGACCGCGTGTTCGTCGACAGCTTCCAGAACGACGCCCGCGCGGTGTGGGTCGCCTTCACGGTGACCGATCAGCCGAACGGCATCCCGACGCTGGCGCAGATCGCGATCGTCCAGGCCTATATCGGCGATCCGGTGCGCCGGCCGGTTCAGGCACGGGCCTTCGCGGTGCCGCTCACCCCCGTGCCGGTGCCGGTGGCGATCGGCAGCCTGAAGCCGGACGCCCCGGCGATCCGCGCCTCGATCGCGGCCGAGCTCGCCGCCGTCTTCGCCGACCGCGCCGAGCCGGGGCGCCCGTCGCAGTCGTTCATCCTGTCGCGCTCCTGGCTCGACGAGGCGGTGAGCCGCGCCACCGGCGAGGACAGCCACATCCTGAACCTGCCGGCCGGCGACCCCGTGTTCACCGCCGGGCAGATGCCGGTCTACGCCGACCCCGTCTACTCGTGAGGCTGCCCCCGTGACAGGCCTGACCGGCGACAGCACCCGCATCACCGCGGACACGACCCACGCGACCGCCGACGGGCGGCTCGTGCCCATGACCTGTGCGGGGCTGGGGATCGCCCCGCCGTCCGTGGCCGACCGCGAGGCGCAGCCCACGGCCGACGACCTGCTGCCCCAGATCCTGCAGCTCACCCCGCGCGGGGCCGCCTGGGGCACGGACGAGGTCGGCGACGGACGCGGGGCCTCGCCGGTGCAGCGGCGGGTCTGGCGGGCGCTCGCCGCGTTCGTGGCCGACCACCTCGGCCGGGATTGGCTCGCCGCGACCCAGGCGCTGCCCTCGGCCGTGACCTACACCCTGCCGGATTGGGAGGCCGATCTCGGCCTGCCGGACGCCTGCCTGCCGGCGGGCACCGATGCGCAGCGGATCGCTGCGGTTCGGTCGCGCCACGGCGGGCTCGGCCCGGTCACCCCCAACGATTTCCGGTGCTACGCCGCCGGCCTCGGCTACGTGGTTCGGATCGAGGAGCCGCGCCAGTTCCGCTGCTCGGAGAGCGCGTGCGTCGGGCCGGGGCTCGTGGAGACGGCGTTCCTCTGCGGCGACGCGGACAGCGTCTGCGGCGCCACCCCAGTGACGGGCTACGCGCTGCCGGCGCCCACCGACATCGGCGACCAGTGTGCCGGCGGCGCCATCCCGGAGACGGCTTTCCGCTGTGGCGACGGTGACAGCGTGTGCGGGGAGACGCCGGTGACCGGGTTCGGTGAGCGCGATCCCGCCGGCACCGTGTCGAAGTTCATGGTCGTCCACCTCGCTTCCGGCGGGGACACCGCCTTCGCCTGTGGCGACCTCGACAGCCAGTGCGGCTTCACGCCCGTGACCGGGTTCAAGAACGCGGCTGCGCTTGAATGCGCGATCCGCGCTGTGACGCCGGAGTACCTGATCCCGGTGTTCGACTACCGCGGCTAGGTCGCCGAGCCCGCCGCCCGCCTCTTCCTTCGCCCCCTCGTTCGTCACCCACCCGCGGCGCCGCCGCCGGGTGCGGTGTCATGCGCCCAGGAGATAGCCCGCATGGTCGCCTACACCCCGCCTACCGGCGCCACGGACCCGAACGCCCATTACGTCGACAAGAACCTCGCGGCCGGCATCCAGGGCTCCTCGATCCCCGCCGCCGTGCCGGAGAACCTGCAGCGCGAGCAGGTCGCCGTGGTGGTCGAGGCCGGCCTCGTCCCGACCAACGTCGACCTCGCGCAAGTCATGCGCGCGGTGCGCTCCGGCGGCCTGATGACCTATGCCGACCAGGGCGTGCAGAGCAACGCGATCATCCTGTCCTCGCGCAACATCAAGCACACCGTTTACGTTCCGGGCCAGGCGCTGTGCATCAAGCTCGCCAACGCGATCACCGGCTCGACCACGATCAATCTCGACGGGTTGGGCGTGCTCTCGGCGGTCTACCCCGGCGGCACGCCGCTGCAGCGCTACGATTTCCTGGCCGGCGACCTTCTGGTCGGGCGCGTCAACGCCGCCGGCACGGCCTTCATCGTGCTGTCGCCGATCAGCCAGCCGATCATCGACACCGGTGTGGTCAAGTCGGTTCACGGCACGGGCGCCGACTTCCCCGACCTCAACGCGGCGATCGCCTGGGCCAACCGCCGCCGTATCGCGGCGACCGGCTCGCTCACCTTCCAGCTCGCCGCCGGCGTCAACACCGGCCGGTACAGCTACAGCCAGAGCATCAACTTCTTCCACCCCGACGGCGCGCGCATCTTCATCCAGGGCCAGCCGATCACCGCTGCGCTCCCGGCGGGCTCGGCCCTCCAGGTCAACGGCACCAGTTCGGCCAACCGGCTCGCCGACACGACCCAGAACCTCGCCACCCTGCGCAACGTCTTCGCCACGGAGATCACCTTCACGGGCGGGGCCAGCATCAAGGGTCAGGGTGCAATCGGCGGCATCCAGGACCTGCTCATCACCAGCGACGGCACCGGCCCCGACGGCATCGCGTGGCAGTCCGGCACCCTGCCGCTCACCCGGGTCGCGACTTTCGGCTTCGGCGGCTGCGGCGTGCAGGTCAACAACGCCACCCTGCTCATGTCGGGGACCTGCTACGCGATCGGCAACACCCAGGCCGGGTTCCAGGCCGCGGCCGGCGGCTTCATCCTGACCACGCTCAACGCCGTGGCGGTGAGCCTGAGCAATACGACCCTTGGCTTCGGGGTGTTCGGCGGCGTCATCGCCTCCACGGCGCTCGGCGGCCTCGCGACGCTGCACGCCCGCGGCAACGGTTCCGACGGCGTCCAGGCGAGTGGCGGTCGGGTGACCGCATCGTCCGCCTCGGTGTCCTCCTCGAACGGCGGCCATGGCTGGAACTTCACCGCCAACGCCAACGGCTACTTCGTCGGCGCTGCGGCGGCCAGCAATGCAGGGTCCGGCGTGATCGCGCAGTTCTCGGCCTCGGTGAATGCCCAAAACACCACCGGCGCGGGCAACGGAACCTACGCCTACCTCGCCACCGACGGCGGCTACATCAGCCGCTCCGGCGGCACGGTGGCGGGTGCCAGCGGCACCAGCCCGGCGGTCGGCAACGCCGGCAACAGCAACGGCTACATCTCCTGAGGGTCCCATGCAGCTCTTTTGCAAACCGGCCGGCGACGGCCTGATCGTGCTCGCCGTCCACGCGGACGGCGACACCACCCCGCTCGCCGCCTACCCCGGCGCCACGGTGGTGCTGCCCTACGCGGGCGAGGTGCGCCCGGCCGACATGCTCGGAAAGGCGCCGCCCGCGATCGACCTCTCGGCTTATGCCGCGGCCAAGCGCTTCGCGGTCGAGACCGGCGGCATCGTGGTCGCCGGCGCTCCGGTCGCCACCGATCGCGGCAGCCAAGCTATGATCGCCAACGCCTTGAGCTACGTGCAGGCGTCGGGCGCTGCGTCCGTGTCGTACAAGTCGCCGGCCGGGTTCGTGACGCTGACTGCCGAGCAGATCAAGGCGGTGGGCCTCGCCGTCGGCGCGCACGTCCAGGCCTGCTTCCAGGCCGAGGATTCGGTCGACGCCGGGCTTCACGCCTCCCCGCCGACCATCACCACGTTCGCGCAGGTCGATGCGGCCTTCGCCGGCCTCGGGGCCTGACATCGCGTCTCGTCGTCCGATCCGATCATCGCGCCGCCTCTGGGCGGCTTTTGTTTGTCCGGAGCCTCGCGCCCATGTCCGTCCCGCCGCCCCCGGCCCCGGTCTCGATCAATCTCGGCTTCGCCCCCGATGACGGCAACGGCGCCGGGGTGCGCCTAGTCTTCGAGGCGCTGTTGTCGGCGCTCAATGCCCGCGACGCCTACGCTGCAGCCCTTGCGCAGGCAATCGTGGATGCCGCGACGCTCGCGGCCGGCAAAGCCACGTCCTCCGACCTAGCCGGCAAGCTCGATGCGACGGACGCGGCAACCGGCCTCTCCGGAGCCGTCCGCCGCATCGCTGGCAAGACCGGGGCGGATCTCAGCCTCGACGACATCGGGGCGGTGAAGGCGGCCCGGACCATCGCGCCCGGCGCCGGCATGGCGGGCGGCGGCGATCTCAGTGCGGATCGGACCCTCGGACTTGCGCCGGCCCCGGCCTACACGCTCAAGGCGAACCTGCTGGCCTCGACCGCCAGCCCGGCCGATGTCGGCCTCTCGGCAATGATCGACGCCGTGTTCGGCAACAACCGCGGCGCCCTGCTGCGCCGCGGTGCCTCGGGTTGGGGGCTGTTGCCGCTCGGCGCTTCCGGCACCGTCGTGCAGTCAGACGGCACCGATGTGATGTTCGGCGCGGTCTCCCCGGGCACGGGCGCGCTGCGCTATGACGCGGTGCAGGGTCTTACGGCCGCGCAGAGGAAGACTGGCCGAGCTAACCTCGGGATCTCATGGGGGACCGGCTACCTCGCGAACGCCGTGACGCTCACGGCGAGCAACGCGGGTTGTGAATACCTCGTCTCCGCCAGCGCCGTCATTACACTGCCTGATATCTCTACCTTGGCAGACGGCGATTTCTACCTGTTGGTTGGCTGGGACGGGGGCGGCGCCTCAGCAACGATCCAAGTGCCCTCCGGATCCACTACAAAAATCGACCTCAACGGCGTGCAAGTCAGTTCGATGCTGCTGCGGTCGGGCGGTCAGACGGCGCGGCTTTCGGTTTGGCAGGGCGCGTGGCTCGTCTCGGCTTATGCGGCACCGTTTGGGACGACGGTCAGCGCCGTGGAGGCGCAGTCATTCACGGCCGCGCAGCGCATGCAGGCCAAATCTAACCTTGGAGCGCTCGGCGCGGGTCAGGTATCCTCGGCCGCAAATGCGACAGTGAATGTTACTGCGGCACAGATGGGCAGCGAATTCTATAGCTACGGCGGATCGCAGATATTTAACCTTCCGGCTCTTTCGGCCATTAAGGCGGGTGATATCGTCGCTTTCACAAACTTGGCGCCGGCCGGGTATCCGCCGAGCACAGTCAATGTCAATGGCAGTGACACATTGGTGTTGATGGGCACCATGTCGAGCGTAAAGGTGTATCCGGGGCAAACGCTCATACTTCACGCATGGGCGAGCGAATGGAACGTGCTTCAGTATTCGATGCCGTTCTTTTCCGGTGTCAATGTCGACCTCGCCCAATCGCTCTCGGCCGGACAGCAGGCGCAGGCGCGGACGAACATCGGAGCCGGCACGGCCTCGATCGTCGCGTCGAGCGGAAACGCGGCCGCCGGCTATCGCAAGTGGTCGGACGGCTTTATCGAGCAATGGTTCCTCTCCTCGGTGAACGGGGATGCTACCCTCACGTTTCCGATCGCTTTCGCGAGCGCTTGCCGATACGTCGGCGGGACGCCCGTCACGCCGTACAATGGCAATGCTCTGACTGTGCAGACGGGAAGCATAACGACAAATAATTTCAGCACCGGTGCTCGACAGATAAGCTCCGGGGCCGTAGCGACAATCAATATTCCCGTCTATTTCTACGCGTGCGGATACTGAACATGAGCGTGCGATGCTACGCGCTGATCGGCACTGATGGGGTGCCGCGCGGTTTCTGGCCGGATGACGCCTATCCCGACGTCGTGGTGTACGGGCCGGACCCGAATTTCATCTCGGGGCCGGTCGAGGATCCCGACGCGATTACGGGCCCGGCCGAGGTACCGGAAATCGAGCTGTCCCGGACCCGCAATCCGGCGGTCCCGGCCGACGCGGTCGAGATCGCGGTCGCGGACTGGCTCGCCTTCCTCGAAGATCAGGCCGGGCACCGGTTCGTTGACGGCAAGCTCACCGCCTACACGCCGCCCCCGCCGATCGTCGATCTCGCCGCCTACGCCAAGCGCCGCCGCGACGAGGCCGAGGCCGCCGGGATCACGATCGCCGGCCTCGCCGTCGCCAGCGATCCCGACAGTCAAACCCGCGTGTCCAACGCTTACGCGGGGATGCAGGTCACGGGCGCCGCCTCGATCCGGTTCAAGGCGTCGGCCGGGTTCGTCGTGCTGACCCTCGATCAGGTCAAGGCGGTCGGCTCGGCGCTGTTCGCGCACACGCAGGCCTGTTTCGACGCCGAGGGCGAAGCCCTCGCCGGCCTGTCGGCGGGCCCGCCCACGATTACGACGACGGCCGAGGTCGACGCCGTCTTCGCCGCGGTCCCGACCGCCTACTAGGCCGCGCCGACCAGCGCTCCTCACTCGGCGATCTCGACGCCCCTGCAGCGCCTCGCGCTGCGGGGTCTTGCCGATTGTGCGCGGTCCTGGGTCACCCCCTGAAAGTCTGGAGATCCCCGATGCAGCGCCTTATCGCGTGGCTCGTCGCGAACCCGTGCGCGTCGCACGCCGTCATTGCCGCCCTGGAGACCGTCGCCCTCACCCTCGCCGGCCAGCTCGTCGGCCTGGCACACCCGGCCTGTATCGCCGCCCTCGTCGTGTCGACGTTCTACTACGGCCGCGAGGCTGGCCAGCGTGAGCACGACCTCAAACACGCCACCTCGCCCACTACGCCTCTGATCGCCTTCCTGGGCGCGGAGTACGGGTTCCGCTGGGGCGTCGACAACCTTAAGCAATGGCTGGCTGCGGCCATCTCCGCGACGCTGGTGGGCGCGGCCCTGGTGTTGCTGCTCTCCGCCCCGGCCAAGGCGTTTGATGGCCGGGTATCGTGGTACGGCTCCGAGCATGGGCAGGCCCGACGCAACGTCGCCTGCCCGGGGGTCGGCCGGTTCGATCCCGCCGGCATGACGGCTGCGCACTGGACCCTGCCGTGCGGTAGCCGCGTGCGCGTGACCGACCTCGCCACCGGCCGGAGCGTCGAGGTCAGGATCACCGACCGCGGCCCTCATCCGCGCCTGCGCCGTGCCCTCGACCTCGCGCGCGGCGCCGCCGATGCCCTCGGCATCCGCCGACGCGGCGTCATCCGCGCCCGCCTCACCGTGCTCGGTCCTGGTGTCGGGCGCCTGCGCCTCGCCGTCCGCTGACCTGCCCTCACCCTCGGAGTTCACCCATGGTCGCCCTCCCCGGCGCCGGCCTGCTCGACCGCGTGTGCGCGGCCCTGCGGGCGCGGTTTCCGCTGCACGACAACTGGCGCCAGCTCGTGCGCTACGCGTGGTCGGTGCGCTTCGCGCTCGCGGCCGCGCTGTTCGACGGCCTCGCGATGTTCGCCGGGTTCTTCACCGACGCGCCCGAGCGGGTGCGCCCGTGGATCGCCGCCCTCGGCTTCTCCGCGACCCTGCTCGCCGCCGTCGCCCGGCTGATGCCGCAGGCCACCCTGCCCCCCACCGCCCCGCCGACCGAGGACGCGTGATGCCGTTCCGTCTGTTCGCCAAGGCCGCGCCCGCGGTCGCTGCCGCCCTGCCCAAGGGGGCTAAGAGCCGCCTCGTCGCGGGCTCCGCGCTCGCCGCCCTCGCCTGCGGCACCGTCACGGGCTTCGAGGGCCTGCGCACCACGGCCTACCGCGATGTGGTCGGGATCCCGACCGCGTGCGTCGGGGAGACGAAGGGCATCCGCATGGGGATGACCTTCACCAAGCCGCAGTGCGAGGCGATGCTGCTCCAGCGGCTTTCCGAGGACTTCGCCCCGGCGGTCGAGCGCTGCGCCCGCCAGCCGATGGGCGACGATCTCTACGCCGCCCATCTGTCGCTGGCCTACAACATCGGCGTCGGCGCCTACTGCAAGTCGAGCGTCGTGCGTCTGTGGAACGCAGGCGAGCGCCGGGCGAGCTGCAACGCCTTCATGATGTGGGACAAGGCTGGCGGACGTGTGGTCGCGGGCCTCGTCAAGCGGCGCGAGGCCGAGCGGGCCATGTGCCTGAAGGGGGTGTGACGTGGTCCACCTCCTCGCCACCTTCGCCAACGGCTGGGCCGCGTTCTCCCTGCTCGCCACGATCAGCGGGCTCGGCGGCATCGCGCTGATCGCCGCCGCGCTCGTGTTCGGCGCCTACCTGCCCGCCGGGATCCGCCACGCCCTGGTCGGCGCTGGCCTCGGCGTCTTGGTCGGTGCCGCGCTGTTCCAAGCCGGACAGGCCCGGGGTGCGCATAACCAGCTCGCCCTCGACGCGGACCGCGCGATCGAGGCCGAACGCGTCCGCCGCGTGGCGGCCGAGGCCGTCTCCTCGGCCATCGCCGAGCAGGCGACCCGCGATCTCGCGGCCGAGCAGGCCGACACCGCCAAGCTGAAGGGCCTCCTCGATGACCTGCGCTCGCATCCGGATGCTTCTGGCGCTTGCCTGCCTCGCGACCTCGCTCGCCGCCTGCGCGCACTCTGACGGGCTGCCCGCTGTCGACCCGCTGGCCCCGGGCCTGCGCGTGACGCTGCCGGCCGCGCCCGAGGGGGTCGCGCCCTGCCTGCAGCGCGCCTTCCCGGAGATCCCGGACCGGGCGCTCACTCGGGCCGACATCGTCCGCATCGTCGGGCAGGCCAAGGTGCTCGACCGCGCCAAGACTGCCTGCGGCCTGCGCGCCCTCGACTGGATCGCGGCGGTGCGCGCCGACTTCGCCAAACCCTGACGGCGGCCGGGCGCGCGTCGCCCGGCTCCGCTTCTCCCGACCATCCCGAACCGGCCCGACGACATTCGCCGCGACCGGACAAACCGGCCGGCCAGGGGGACACCATGACCGAGGCCCTGCCCGCCGCTGCCGGCGATCCTGAGGTGGTGCTCGCCGCCATCGCCAAGGCGGCCGCCCGGCTCGCCGTCCAGGACACCGGCCGCCGCGCCGAGCCGCCCGACGAGGCGGCCGTCGAGGAGATCTGCGAGCGCGTCGTCAACGAGGCGTTCAAGCAGTTCGGCGTCGACCTCACCAGCGTCGCCTCGGTCGAGGATTTCCGGGAGACGCTGGCCCACCTCCGGCGCTCGCGCAAATGGTGGGACAAGGCCGGCGCGGCGGTGGTGACCGCGATCATGTCCTCGATCGGCCTCGGCCTGCTCGCGGCGGTCGGGAAGTACCTGTCGCTCGGGGGCGCCAAATGATGGCGCTCCTGTTCATCCTGCGCGTCGCCGCCGCCCTCACGGTGCTCGGCGTCTCCGGCCTGCTCGGGCTCTGGGTCGGTCCCGACCTCGAGGCGGTGGTTGCCCCCGTGCTGCGCGACCAGCGTGTCGACCACGTCGACCGCTTCGACGGCGGCGCCCGCGCGTGCTGGACGTGGCGGCTCGGCAAGGTCCGCACCGCCGAGGCGGTCGACGCCGGTTGGACCATTCGGGCGGGCGACCGGATCTACCCCTACCAGCGCGTGGTGCGGGTCGCCGACAGCTTCGAGGACGGCAACGCCCTCGTCGCCCGCCCCGTGCGACCGGGCCAGTGGACGCGCAAGTGCATCGACGTGCCGCCTGACCTCTGGGGGCGGCCGTTCCGCATTACCGGCTTCGTCGAGTACCGCACCGCGCTCACCGGCGCGCTGTGGACCGTCCGACAACCCGCGGCGGAGGTCAGCGTGCCATGAGGGAGTTCGCGCTCGACCTGCGCGCGGAGGCGCTCTTGCTCACGGTCGTCGAGACCGTTGGCGGGGATCTCCGCGCCGCCTTCGCTGTCCTGTGCAGCCGCGCCAGCCTCGCCGACATCAACGGCGAGAGCTTCGAGGCTGCCCTCACCCGCGCCGTCGCCGAGCTGTTCAGCCGGCCCGCTCCCACCCACGCCGCCATCCACGCCGCTCCGCTCGAGCCGGTCGAGGATCTGCCGGAGCCTCAGGCATGACCGCACGCCTCGACGTCACCCGCGAGGAGGCCGAACGCCACGTCGGCTTGGTGACCCGCTTCCTCGCCCTCGGGCACCCGGTTGACACCAAGCAGGGTGACCGCACCATGAAGTCGGCCGTGCGCATGGCGGCCGACCTGCTCGGCCTCAACCGCGTGTCGTTCGCCTACCGGATCGGCAAGCCGGACGCGCCCGGCGCCTACTTCCGCGCGTTCCAGATCGCGCCCGATTGGTCGATCCCGGCCGCCCGCGGCGAGTTCTGCACCCGTCCGGCGATGGCGGGATTTGCCATCAAGGCCGTTGCGACCCAGCGCGACGCCGAGGGTAACCTCGAACGCGAGTGGGTGCAGCAGACGCGGGCCCCGGGCCCCGTCGAGGCGGTGCCGGATGGGCACGTGGTCAAGGGCGTCTCCATCCTGCAGGACGGCCAGGGCCGCACCCTGGCGAAGTGGGTCAAGACGCGCGAGGGCGCCGACCCGCTCGACGTGGTCGAGGCGATCAAGGCGGCGTTCGCCGACTATCCCGGCTGCGCCGCGCCCGTGGCCGCGCCTAAGGCCGTGCGCGAGGATCTGCTCACGCTTCTGCCGTGCGCCGACTGGCATATCGGCATGTACGCCTGGGGCGCCGAGGCCGGCGCCAATTGGGATCTCAAGCTCGCCGAGGAAGCGATCGGGCGCGCCGTCGCCGAGGCGATCGAGCGCTCGCCCGCCTCTGCCGAGTGCGTCGTGCTCGGCGGCGGCGATCTGCTGCATGCCGACAATTCCGAGAACCGCACGGCCCGCTCGGGCAACGCCTTACAGGTCGACGGCCGATGGCCCAAGGTTCTGATGGCCGCCTGCAAGCTCATGGTCCGCACGGTCGAGCTGTGCTTGCGTCGTCACCGCCACGTGACGGTGCGGATCCTGCCCGGCAACCACGACGAGAACTCGGCGGTGGCGGTCGCCTATTTCCTATCGGCGTGGTTCCGCGACGAGCGGCGGGTGACCGTCGACCTCGACCCTTCGCTGTTTTGGTGGTTCCGCTGGGGCAACGTCTTGCTCGGGGCCACGCACGGTCATACCGTGAAGGCGGCGGCGATGGCCGGCATTATGGCGCACCGCCGTGCTGCCGATTGGGGCGTGACACGGCACCGCTACGTCCACACCTTCCACCTGCATCACACCGCCAAGATCGCCACCGAGGGCGAGGGCGTGATCACGGAGGTGCATCGCTCGCCCGTCCCGCAGGACGCGTGGCACTTCGGCTCCGGCTTCCTGTCGGGCCGCTCCATCCCGATCATCACCTATCACCAGCGTCGCGGTGAGTACGGCCGCTCAGTCGTGCCGATCGACGACGCCGGCGAGGCCGAGGAGGCCGCCGCATGATCATCGCCCTGTCCGGCCGCGCCGGCTGCGGGAAATCCACCGCGGCCGCCTACCTCGTCGAGCGCCACGGCTTCGCCCGCGTGCGCTTCGCCGGCCCGCTGAAGGCCATGCTGCGTGCCTACTTGGCGGAGATCGGGCTCGGGCCCGAGGCGATCGAGGCGCTGATCGAGGGCGACCGCAAGGAGAAGCCCTCGCCGGTGCTCGCCGGGCGCTCGCCGCGCTACGCGATGCAGCACCTGGGCACTGCCTGGGGGCGCGAGCTGATGGGCCCGGATTTCTGGACCCGGGCCTGGGAAGAGGCGGTGGAGCGCGCCTTCGAGCGCGGCGCGCTCGGCGTCGTCGCCGAGGATTGCCGCTTCGAGAATGAGGCCGCTGCCGTGCGCGCCGTCGGCGGATCCGTGCTGCGCATCGAGCGGCCCGGGCTCCCGGCGATCGCGGGCGGCCACGTCTCCGAGAGCGGGATCAAAGACGCCTACGCCGTGCTCAACGACGGCAGCCCCGACACCCTGTTCGCCCGCCTCGACTTCGTGGTGCGCCGCATCGAGCGCGCCGCGTGAGGAGCATGCCGTTTGAGCGCCTCAGTGGTAGCGCGGGCCGTGCTCGACGAACTCCGTGACGGCATCAAGCACGCGACCGATCAAGGCCATGCCCGCCGCGTCCGGCTGGAGCGACTGACCGTCTTGAACGGTGAGAAAGCCCGCGCTGATCGCACCGTCAGACCGATTTTCTCTGACGGTGACGACGAATTGCTGGTCAGGAAACTCGGCCACGAGGTACGTCTCCAAGCGCCGCAGACGATCCGCGTCCCGGGTGACGTCCAAAGGCGCGAACACGACGATTGCGCCGACCTTGTTCTCGATGTCGGGAATGAGAAGTGGCTCTGAATCAATCGGCATCGCAATCACCTCGACCATTGGAACCAACGGCCACGTTCGCGGCTTCACCCCGCCGCGAGCCGGCGGTCTCAGCCCCCGATCCCTTGGCTCATCCCTTCGCCCGGCCCTTGCGTGATGCGGGGCCGGGCTTTTTGTTTTTCAGCCCCCAGATCTTGCAGCTTGCAGCAGGAACCCCATCTCTCGCGCCGGAGGTGTTAAATGCCTGAAGCTTGGGAACAGATCCTCGACAACTGGACTACTACCGCTAAGGGTCAGTGGGAAACCTGGCACAACGACCAGAGGACCCGTCAAACAGATAGCGAAAGTGCTTTTGCTTCGACGATATCTTTCGTGCGAGCGCTTGATCAACGCTTGAAAGATACCCTCGGGGAAGCTGCTGGAGCCGAGACAGGTCCAGTTACTCTTGAGCCTGGCGCTAACAATGCGAAGCTTAACGTTCGAATTTATAGCGCTATCGGATCGAAGAATTTCACACTGCTCCGCGATGGAGATACCATCTCTTATGCAGGTGATCACTGGAATTTGAGGGATGGGGCGCTGGCTCAGAGAATATTGAGCGACGCACGAGGTGTGCTGCTTCCACCTCAGCCCAGTACGGCGCGCGCTTATCGCACGCTCCGCTAAGCCAAGCGCCGACTGAGCGACATCAAAAATTCGGATCGAGAGTCCGCAGAGCATCAGCCCTGAAGGCTCTCGGCGAAGTCGTCCGGCACCTCGCCCCACTGCCCGAGGATCGTGACGCCCTCCAATTCGCCGGTCTCGTCGTCGGCCACAATCTTGAGCGCCGCTGCACCCGGTACGCGCTTCGCAAGGTTCTCCGCCTTCTTCAGCGCGCCGCTCTCGGTCTGCGCGGCCTCCTGGCGTGCCGGCCGGAGCCGCTTCCGGTGGATTTCGAACGGTTGCACCAGGAAGCTGGTCTTGAGCGCCATGATCGTCTCCTCCTCTCACGCGGCCCGCGCGTCGACATCGACCTCCAGGAAGGGACGGGTCAGCACCCGCCGGCCCTTCGGATCGTAGACCTCCACCTGCCAACGCGCCCACGCGACGTGGTCGGCGGCCTCCATCAGCGCGAGCGCGACTCGATCCGCATGGCGGCGCACCTGAACGGCGGACTGGCAGGTGCGCCCCTGCAGGTCGGTGACCAACTCGCGACCGTCCGTGCAGTGGAAGCGGTAAAGCTTGGCTGGCAT